CCGCTACCTCGTCCACAAGCTCGTCGGCCCAGCGTTTCTGCGGTGCCCACACTATGCCTGAACTAAATAAATCCGCAACTGCGTTGGCCCGACTGATCTTATCGTTGCCTTTACTGGGAGTGAACTCGGAGACCGGCACGCCCATGCGCCTAAGCTCTTGGTACAGCGCCGCACCGTTTGATTTTTTCTCCACGATGAACGCATCGGGCTCCCAATCCCGATACTCCTCAAGCACCATCTGTTTTAGCTCAGGAAACTCCATCCGCTTCTTGATCGCGTTGAGCAATATGATGTTGTAGTTGCGTGTCTCTTCATTGAAGAACACACCCCAAGTCGTCAGCGCGTTGTAGTCGGCTCTGTTGTTGGCCTCCTGCGCAGCGTCCAGTGACATGATGAGAAACTCACACTTAGGTGGATTGTCTTGCTCCCACCATTTCCACCATTCCCTCTTTATGATGGCACCGCTGTCTGATGTGGGCTGCTGCTGATACTGCGCTTGCCATTTAGAGTTAGGCAGCTCCTCGCGCAATGCGAGCAACTCCTTGAGACTCCAAAACTCAGGCCATAGTGGGTTACCAGAGGGCATGATCGCCGGAAACTCGATAACTTTCCACTCTTCTGCGCCCCTTTGAGCGGAGGCTTTGAGCACTTGCCCCGTCAAATCTCTAAGCGACCAACGAGTCATCACGATCACAATAGCCCCACCGGGCTGCAAACGCTGACGTGGCCCCGATGTGTACCACTCGTACGTCTTGTCGTAGATTTCTGGGTTCGTAGCTGCCAGCGCAGCCTCTTGTTCGGAGTGCGGATCGTCAATTATGAGCAAGTCGGCACCCTTGCCGGTCACTGCACCGCCCACACCGATAGCAAAGTAGTCGCCGCCCTTGCTGGTGTTCCACCTACCGGCTGCTTTTGAGTCTGCTTGCAGCGAAAGGTGCGGAAAAATCTCCGAAAACACCTCTGAATCGACCAGATTTCGCACTTTCCGCCCGAAACCAACCGCCAACTCAGCTGTGTGAGAGGTCTGGATGACTTTTTTCTCGGGGGATTTGCCCAAAAACCACGCCGGAAGCAGATACGAAGCGAATTCCGACTTGGTATGCCGTGGCGGCATGTTGATGATGAGGCGTTTTAGCTTGCCTTGGGCCACTTGCTCGAAAGCATCAGCCATTATTTTGTGGTGACGCCCTGAAATAAAGGTTGGCCAGACCTTCTCCACGAATTTTATGAACTTGTCCCGACAAAGTTCTTGGTTCTTGAGCTTTTCCAAGCGCGAAAGCTGCGCCTCAAGCACCCTCAGATCAGCATCTGAGAGCTTGTCCAATACCTTGGGTATGTCTTTGAGACTTACGGAGTCAAGCATCAGGTGGTGTTTCGTCTTCAGAGGACTCTAAAGGTTCACTTTCCGCTTCTAACTCACTAATAAGGGGTTTGGCATCGAGCACATCAGCATTGAGCAGCCGCTTAATGCGATCCTTGATGCTGTTCTCAAGGTCGTGGGAGGTTTTGTGGTTGACAGTGATCTCGCTGCGCTCAGTAAACAAGCCAATATCACTGTGTTTGCCCAGCAGCTCCAACGCCTTTAGCTCCAGCTTGGGGTCTCCACAGTCACTGAGCTTGAGCAGCTTGTTCGTGATGTAGTTGCGTGCCTGCTGGGTGTCGGCAAATGTCTGGAAATCGAACTGCCTGATGAGCACCGAAATAGCCTTTGCCTCTGCTGGCTCGGTGACATGCTTGGGCTCAGATGGTTTGTCCAGCCCACTGATCAGTGCGGCTGCTTGGTATAGATCGCCGTTGGAGTAATCAATACTCCCGCCAAGCTCTTCAATCAGGTTTGCAGTGTTCGCGGCAATGGCAACACTGTCTTTATGCGTGCGCGGCTGCGTGTCCGACAAATCGAACGGAACCGGGTGATCCGAAATAGGCGTGATCTCTACCATTTATTTGCACACTAAAAAGTGGATACCCGGAATGTAGCACAGGATGTTTGGGACTCCAATAGGGGGGTGTTTGGCCAAGTAAGAATAAATGTGGTCTTGACAGAAAACGAAGGGGGGTGGGGGGTACAAAATAATAGCCAGACTTAAAGATAACACAGGATACTGGGCCAAGTTTGGGAGAGGGGATTGGTTGTGCAGATTACTGTGTAAGTGGGCGTTGAGCCTCCAAAGTGGTGTTTTTGGGGGGGCCGGGTGGCTTGGGGGGTCGGTCGGACGGCTCGAAACCCGCTCCCCCCTAACATTGTTACCCTGATTTATTGATCAGAAAATCCTTGCTTTGTGTGGTGCATTTTGCTACTATTCATCCATCGATTGATTGATCGGTCCCTGATCCCTAGCAGGGTTTCATCCTAGGTTGTTTCATGGAGTTAGTATGTCTCAAGTTATCGTTACTGTGCCCGATGTGGCTGATGTGTCTGATGTGGCTGAGTCACGCAATGGGTTTGTCGCGTCTCTCGGTGTGGTCTATGGTGCGGGCAAGGAATATGCCGCGACCCTGATCGCGTATTTCCGGACCAAGGGCTATGGTGAAGAGTGGCTCACAATGGCCCATGACCAGAAAGGCGCATCAGGCGATGCGATGCGGGAAGAGCGCGATGCACTCTACGCGGCGCTCCGTGCCGGTAAACACTCTAACCCCTCGGTCAAGTGGAAGCAGATCAAAGATCATGCAGCCGAATTGCTCAAGATCGAGTCGGGCGAGCCTGAGGAAAGCACCGAGCAAAGCTCGGGCAACAAAAAGGAAACCCGCTCGGTTCAGCTGCGATTGATCGACGATCTTACCACACTTTACAAAATGTGCAAGCGTGAAAAACTGAAGCTCACCCCGGCGCAGGCTCAAGCACACACTCACATTGTCAGCGCACTCAATGCCCTTGGCGTAGATATCAACCAGCTGTAATCGGACCGCCCCGGGGAAACCCGGGGCCTAATATTGTTAGTCTAATCGGGAGAATGCACCATGATGACAGTCATGCACCTAGATGGTACAGAATACAAAATCGAGCGTCGGGGCAATGGCCGATGGTTTGATACCTATTTCGTGTATGTAAATAATCACTACTTCCGAGTGCTTGCAACTAATCCCGCCGAAGCCGTGAGCAAAGCTCGGAAAGAATACACCCGCCGTATTCTGGCGCACTAACACCCATCAGGAGCACACAAAATGCTAGATAACCTACAGGCACGCTGAAGGCGGTAAGACCACAGCCCACACGGGAGCCCGCCACTCGGCGGGCTTTTTTGCGTCTGGCCTAACAATGTTAGGCTGGACTTTTTTCTGCGCGTTTGCGCTGCGGGTTCTGAAGCACCCCTTTTGCACCAGTTCCCGAAGAGGCGATAGCGAGACGCAGTCGGTAGTGCCTAATAGTGTTAGGGCAGTGGTATGGACCAGTTTCCGAAGAGGCGATAGCGAATGTTACGAATGTTACAGTGTTACCGTCAAAGGGTTTTCCCTAATATTGTTACCGTGTTACAGGTAATGTTACGTGCGTAACAAAGCTAAGTTGTTGATTTCAAAGGGTTTTTTGGGTATTGTTAAATGTTACGCGGTTTTCAGAATGGGTTTGGGTTTAGCCACTTGACAAAGCCTCCCAGCACGTCCGAACAACAGCAAACTCGCCTAGGGGGATATACTATTTTTACTCAATAACTTTGTAACTTACGTAACTTTCTAAAAATTCATCAAGCAAATCAATGACTTACCGCAGCCTAACATTGTTATCCACAGCTTATCCTTTTATAACTATGTAACTTTACCCTCACCTCAGCCTTGCCTCATCCAGATCGCAATCCGCAGTACCTATTGACATTTCAGCTTTTTTATGTTACAATAAAGATAGTGGGAGATCAACCCGACCTCTCACGCAACCAGCAAGGAGCTAATAATGTTAGGCAATCTTGGATGGCGCACCTGCGCCACATGCGGGGATGACTTCCCCACCGAGCGGTTCAATCTAGGCTATCGCTGCTGTCTCGCATGCGGTGAGCAGAGTGCCCGAGATGAGCGCCGCTCGTGGACTGTGGTGCAGGAGTATGGCAAGGGCGGGTACATGTTTGTCACTGCTGCCGCTGCCCCGACCACACTCAAGCAAACCAATCAGAAACACATAAGGAGCTAACCGTGACTAAAGTAACCACATGGTGGACACCAAAGAGTGCCCCGAGGCAAGACACCAAGCGTCCGTTCGTGACGCAGTACTTCACCGAGCCCGATGCATCGGGCAAGTTGCCAGCTAGCATAGGCTACGCAGCGAGCGTGCGTGGTGCGCGTAGGAACATGGCTGTGCGTATCGTGATAGGTGAGTACGGGCTGGCGGTGGTGCTCGACCGATCTAGTCGGCAGGTGCTCAGCGTGATGCGCAGGACCAAGGCAGGTATGTCAATCAAGGATACACAACAGGAGGCGGTATGACTAAGGAAGAGATCGCAGTAGGTATTGCGCTGATGGTGGCAGTGGGTTTCCTGCTGCTCGATGTGTTTGTGTGGAGGCCATGAGCCTAATAATATTAGGGGGTACGAAATGAGTAGAGAAGATTGGATCATCCTACGGCTGTTGATGACAACATCAAAGGCCAACCTGCACAGCGACTTGGACGTAGCGAGGTCCGTCATGCACTTGATCAAGAGGTACGGACGGGATGTGGTGAACAGTTGCATCGACCAACTGCACAAGGAGAGAAGCAAATGAAACGCACAGCATGGGGGGACAACCCCTCACTCTTGTGCCAAGACTGTTCAAGGCCACTGTTCCGGTGGTTCTTGAGCCGCATTGATTGGAAACGGATTCTTAAAGGAGCTAACGCATGAGCACAGCAGCATATAACCGCATCGAGTCCCTGCATGGGTACGAGCATGCACTCAGGTATCTAAACGCCACCGCCCCGATCAAGGGGAAGAGGCCCATCGTCAGGCCATTGGCCGCTCGCAAAGATGCGAGTAGGTTCAGCATCAGGATGGTGGGCGATGCCGACTCGCTCCCAGAAGGCTCGTACTACAAACAGTTGCCCGGGGTGCAGGACGGGGACATTGAGTGCCTGCTGTTCGACCATCCCTTGGTGGTGTTTCACAAGCCGAGGGAAGGGGACGACCCGAATGTGGGACGCATAACCGTGGCCAGTGTGAGTACGTGGCTATCGATAAGCGACTGCTACTTCATCCACAATGTGCTGTACGAGTATTTCGCTAGTGTGCAGAGGGCGCACAAGAGCGTGGCCAAGTTGTTCAGGCGTGCGTATGGAGACAAAGAACTATTTGCGCCCATTGTGTTCCCGTGCCCGACTAAGAATGGCGAGGTCACTACGCTTGAGATGATCGTGGACAAGAACGAAAGCAAGGTGCTGTGGGTCAAGGGCGCACCCGTGGAGGGGCTAAGGCTCAACCGCACGGCGGCTAATATTGTTAGGGCAAAGTACGGCGACTTCTATAGGTACGTCAAAGGGATGATCGCACTGCGCAGGCAGAAGGCTGACCACGACGA